TTTCTTCTCCTTAGCTAGCTTAGGTCGCTCGCCATTTATTCGACTGTCTAAGATTTGATTGATTCGATGAATAATATGCTCTCGTTCGTTTAATTCTTCTAACGCGGCATCCTTCATCTCTAGAAGGTCGATGGTACTCATCTCGTCTAGTGATTGATAGTCATCCTCGTAATAAGGCTTTACTTCTTTTTCCATTTCTTTTCCTCTTCTTTCATCCATTCCGCATCTTGTTTAGCTATTTCGCGTTCTGAGATAGCTACAAGAATTAGAATTAGCGCTATGAATAGTATCCAAATTAGCGTGTACATTATGTTTTATCCTTTATATCTTTAATTAAGATCTCTAGCTCTCCGTCAGTCCATTTGTAGGGCTTTTTCATACTTTCCAACAGGTCAACGATATCTTCGCCGTAAGTTTTAAGCATGAATCTTGTGTAGCCAATCATATTTCCTTCATCGAATCGATTACATGATCGACATTGAGCGTGTACATTTCGTTCATCGTATCTTAGAGCCATCCATCTTCTATTTATGAAGTGTCCAGCGTCAGCCTGTTCAAATGGCTTTCTCTGCCCGCACGAACAACAAATAAAGAATCCGTCTTCAGAATCTCTCATTCGTATGTATTTTGAGAAAACTCTATCAGCTTTTTGAATTAGTTTTCGACTCGCCATTTATCCTCGCATTCTCCAGACTCTGACAAATCTACCATTCATCAATGGTCTTTCGCTTTTTCGCCAACCGACAGCCACAAAATCATCACATCTGAATATGCTACCAGTTGTGTTTCTGTGTAAATAAGGTGGTCTAGGACATTCTTTGAGTACGTCTTCAATTGTGATCAGAGATTTATTGTCTAATAGTTTTCTCGCTGTTACACGAGCGTTTTCTATCCAGGCTTCACGCTCTTTTTTGAATAAATCTTTCATCACATTACCCTCTCAACAATGAAATTATCTATCATTGTTATTTTGTGAATTGTTCCACCGTATTTTTTCTGAAATTGCCGTGCATCTTTTCGCTTTCTAAAGTTTCGATTTGAATCGTCGCTTTTTACTAGATACAATTTCTGTAAACCCATCATCTTCCCCCTTTTCAAGTCTGCGTGAGACTACCAAGTCATTATCGATAAATGACCATTTATACTTCCTCATAAAACTGAGGTCTGGGTCTACAATTCGAATCGTAAACCCATTGTCAGTTTTGAGCAGATAAACTCGCTTCCGTCTTGCCATTCGTCCTCCTAAAAAGGGATTTCGTTCAGATTTACTGGCGTGCCGAGGTCTTCGCTTGGTTTTGCTACTTGAGCCTTGCCGTCGCTCAAAAACTGAACCTGCTCGACAATCACCTCAGTCGCTTTACGTTTATCACCGTCTTTTTCCCATATCCTAGTTTGTAGTCGACCAGTTACACCAATTTGTTTACCTTTTGGCGCGTATTGAGCCAATAACTCAGCTGTTTTATTCCAAGCTGTCATATTGATAAAACTTGATTCAGAGTTTTTATCACCGACTGCTAAAGTAAATGAAGCTACAGACTTGTTGGTGTTAGTTTTTCTAACTTCTATATCCTGAGTTACTCGACCGATTAAAGTTACGCTATTTATCATATTCCTCCTTAGAACATTAATTTTTGGACTTCTTTTTCTACTAGCTCAAGAGTAGCGTTTTCTACCCGCTTTACTATTTCAATTTCCTCTTTATAGTCTTCTCGATTTAATTCAAAAATCTGTAATCCTAGTTCTGGATTTGAGAACACATCTGAGTAAATACAGAAGTAAAGCTTCTTCAATTTATCGTTTACTACAAAGTATTGAAGAATCTGCGGCTTGTATTCGGAAGGTGGATGTTTTTCATAGTAAGCTTTTACTACTTTCCAGCTATCCAAGCATTTGATTTCTACAGCTTCTGTTTCGTCTTCAAACTCGCCGTCTGGTGAGCAAATCATATATTCGTTTTCTTCAGATTGCCAAACTCGACCAGGAATAATCTTCTTACTTAGCTTTTCGCTGATTAATTCTCTAGCTTCCTCTTCTAGGATTTGACCTCTCAGCATAGCTGAATAAGCAGCTCCTTCTGGTATTCTATCTGCGTAGTCATTCGGATTAATTGGCTTAGCTATTCGTTGAGCAATTAGCTTATAAATTGAATCGTTTATTTGAACATTCGCATAAAGTTCATTCAATTCATCTTCAGTAAGCATTGCCTTGATATTATCCATGGTCAGATTTTTCGGAAACTCATAACCTTTACTTTCAGCGAATTCAACCAGCTCGGTTTTTGGTATATACCGAACCGATGAATAGTCTTTAGCTGATGAGCCTGAAATCCTGCCTTCGTGAAAATCCAACCATTCTTGACTTCGTTGTTCAAGATCTAGGATTTTCATTTATCGCCTCCTAGTTTTGCCTTTACCTCGTCTTTAACGCCGACAAGTTCACGTGATAGCTTTGGATTAGCTTTGAGAATCTCAATATACTTCTCTTTTAATTCACCTAAAGTCTTACAAGCTCGTAAGGCTTTTTCAGCGTTAGCTAAATCAGCAGACTCTTTGTCGGTTCTTTCTTTGAGCTTGCGTTCTAGGTTACCGTCATCATCAATATCGACAAGTAAATCAAGCATTGCTATGTATGAATATCTTTTCATATAAGTAATACCTGAGCCTTGCGTCTGCGGATTGTTAGGTGCGCTTTCAACTGGTGCAACATCTTCAAGCACCTCACCACTTTCTAGGTGAATAAGCTTCGTCCTAATAGCAGTTTTAGTATCGATATGGCTGACTGTTTGTTTAACCATTAATCCACATTTCTCTAAGTCTTCTCGCGTTTCGCTAACTACATCGTTGTAGTCTGCGTATTTACTTTTGAAGTATGGATTTTCCTTTGAGGCTTTTACGAGTGGTGTTATTTTCCAAAACTCTTGTAATGCTTTGTATAATTCACTCATCGCACCTCCTTTCTATAAAAATCTTAAATATCTACCATTTGTGTAAACTGACCAGGCTTTATATCCTTGTGATTTCCACACGTGATAAGCACAGTCAATGTTTATTTCTGGGTTGTGCGAATCACACTTTTCTCGTCCAGGTAAAATCCTTACCTGAAATAGAGAAACTGAATAGCCATACGTTCTTCCGTTTTGTGTAAATGTCAGGCTTGTATCGCCTGTAGCGTTTTCATTACAAGAACTTTCAGCTTGCATAATGGCTTTCATGACTCGCACGTCCCAGTTGTATTTTTCAAGTAAAGGTTGAAACCTGTCGCAGCCGCCTACACCAGCTTTCTCCATAGCTTTTTGAGGTGCAGGCGAGGCTTCAACCTTTGGTGCGGCTGTTTCCTTGAGCGACGGTTGCCGCTTCTCCGTCGCTACTGTTTTGACACTTCAACTTTGACATTTTTGACGATTGTCGCAGCTTCAGTTTTGACTTGTTCAGTCTGATTCTTTTGATACTGCATTCCGCCGATAAACGCGATAATTCCTGTAATTAAAATCGTGATGATGATAGTTTTGATAGTTTCGATGTTAAATTTTTTCATTTTCTTCTCCTTGTTTTGTTTTTTATTTTCTTTATTTTCTTTTAAGCTAGACAT